CGATCTATTCTAGCCTCTGATTGTTGTCTCTTCTCTAAATCATAACCATTAGAATAATAAATCATAGTTGAAGCTGCGGTTAAGGTAATACCATAACCCCCTGTTGCTGTTGTACCCACTAAAAATCTAACTGGACTTTCTTTATCTTGAAACTTTTTAATATTATCTTGTCTTTGATCCTGAGGTGTCAAGCCATAATAAGTAACAACTGAATTATCCCCATGCTCTTTTTTTATACGTTCTACTATTGTTTCTACATCGTACTGGTAATGTGCCCATATTACAACCTTACCGTGTACCTCGTCTAACAAGTCTGACAAATGATCAAGTCTGTTATTTTTTAAATCCTTAATGCTGCCATCGTCTGCCGTAAAGTGACCACAAGTAATCTGATGTAATCGCATAAGTTGTGTCATTACTGTGGCAGTCGTCATTATCTTGCCTTTAAATTGAGCCAAGGCTAATTGAGACATCTGTTTATATAGATGCTCTTGTTCATCTGTTAACTTAATAGTTCTACGCATAAATGTTTTCTTAGGTAGATCCAAACATTCATCTTTTAATACCCTATAAGAAAAGGCTTTTAATAATTCTGTTAATTCAGGTAGATTCCTATAACCCACTACAATTTTAACAGACCTTCCACCGAAGTTAGCTGTTTTCATAATGGCGTACCTTGTTCTAAATGTATAATAAGAAGTATGGCCCAATAACTCAGGGGCTAAGAAATCACATTGTTTATATAGGTCTAATGGAGACTTAGTAATAGGGGAACCTGTTAAGATTCTTCTATATTTAGCGTGTGGTCCTAAGACACATATATTTTTAGTCCTTTTGGCATCAGGGTTTTTAATAGTAGTAGACTCATCAATAGCCATTAAAGCATTATGACAAGACAAAAACTTATACGCAAATTCAGAACCTTTCTTAGTACTAAAAGACTCTACATTCATAACTAGAATATGAAGATCTGTACCTGTCTCAAATAAAACATCTAACTTTCTTTTTTGTTTAACGTTGATATTTGCCTGCCACATTACTGCCTTATATTCGACATGATCTGGCATATGCGCAGGAATCTGTTCTTTATACCATGTACCGATTACACCTTTAGGTGCCACAATTAAGGCACCATTAATTTTACCTTTATCATAAAGCATAGATATATTATCTATAAGCACTTTAGATTTACCTGTCCCCATCTCCATAAAATATGCAAAGTATTCTTTCTCCCAAGAAAGAGCTAAAGCATTTAACTGATGCTGATAAGGCTTCGTCTTAAATTTGTAGTTCATAATTTTTATCTTTCTATTGACATTCTTATCATAAAGACTATATTGATGTCAATGACAGAAAGCATGAATTACGGAGATATAAAAACTAATAAGCCTATCGTATATGTTTTACAGGAACTACCTGGTACTAAAGCCGGTGCTCCTAAAATAAATATTATGAGTGCTTCACAGTATGGAAATTTTAAATTTCTATTACCTGAATTTTCTCAAATAATATTTTCTCCAGGTCCTTTAATTATAAAGTTAAGGGGTTTGTTAAAAAATTATACGATGAAAGATTTCTTGTTATTGACAGGAGATCCTGCAATTATTGGTGTCGCGTGTTCTATTGTTTCTGAAATGACAAACGGAAAGTTCAAGCTATTGAAATGGGACAAGCAAGATAGAGTGTACTATCCAATCGAAATAAACTTACACGAGAAAGGAAATATAAATGAGTGAGATAAATTTTGAACAAGATGCGAGAGAAGAACTTGACTCAGTTAATGAAGGTAAAAAATTATCTGATCAAGTAGTAAAGTTACAAGAACTAGAGGATCAAGTAACTTTGAAAGAACATGAGTTGAAAGAATTAAAGAGAAAAGCAGAACTATTGTCAGGAGAAGTAATTCCTACAATGATGCAAGAAATGAATATTTCTACTCTTAAACTAGCAGACGGATCTTCAGTTGAAGTTAAACCCGTCTATGGTGCTTCTATTCCTATATCAAAAAAGGAAGAAGCATATAACTGGCTTCGAAAAAACGGCCTAGGTGACATCATTAAAAATGAGGTTACCGTTGCTTTTGGTCGTAACGAGGACAACAAGGCAATCGCTTATGCGACCCTTGCACAAGGTCAAGGATACCAACCTGTCCAGAAATTAAAGGTTGAACCTATGACACTTAAAGCATTAGTCAGAGAGCGTCTGGAGGCTGGACTCGAGATGCCATCTGACTTATTTAACATGTTCACAGGCAACAGAACAAAAATAACAAGGAGCAAATAAACATGAACCAAGTAGCAGAAAAAAAGACTGCAGGTCTTCCAGCCAATGTGTTTGAAGAAGATGCAGCAAAAGGTTTGGGTAATATAGGTCAACAAGATCTAGCCCTACCTTTCTTAAAAATCCTTGGACAACTTTCACCTGAAGTTAACAAACGTGATGGTAAGTATGTCGAAGGCGCTGAACCAGGAATGATATTCAATTCTGTTTCAGGAGAACTTTATGATGGAGCGAAGGGCATTAATGTCATTCCTGCATTTTATAAGTTAGAGTACGTGGAATGGAAAGATAGAGGAGAAGGCGCTGGTGGACCAGTAGCTATACATGACTCTTCTTCTGACATCATGTCTCAAACAAAAGCAGATGCAAACTACAAAGACAGATTACCTAATGGTAATTATGTTGAGAAGACAGCATCTCACTTTGTAATTATCACAGGAGATAGTCCATCGACTGCTTTGATATCTATGAAATCTACTCAATTAAAAATTAGTAGAAAATGGAATTCAATGATGTCGGGTATAAAACTAAAAGGTAAGAACGGGTTATTTACACCGGCATCTTTTAGCCATATTTACAGACTAAAAACTACGCAAATGTCTAATGACAAAGGAACGTGGTTTGGTTGGGATGTAAGTAAGGCGGGACCAATCACGGATACCAGTCTTTATCAGCAAGCCAAAACGTTTAGTGAAAACATTTCTAAAGGAAGTGTTAAAGCTAAGCATGGCGAAGAAAAGAAAGGGTCTAAGTCCCACTTCTAAGTTTCCTTAAAGGGAAATCATGCATGGAGTAGGCCGCCTGGGAGACTGTGCGGCCTATTTAAAAGATAATTATGAATGAATATATAAAAATATTTAATGGCTATAGGCATGCGTACGGAGTCGCAGATTGGACCAACGCCACCGTAGACCCAGAAAGCGGAAAGAAAAAACCTGATTATCGATGGACTTACGAAGAGTTTACTGATGAGATATATCAAGATCATTTAACAGGAAAGAAATCCGTAGGAATACAACCTACTAATGAGAACGGTGATGCAAGATTTGGCGTTATCGATATTGATCCTAAAGAATACGAAGGGTTCAACAAACAATTTTATTTAGAGACAATCCAAACATACCAACTACCTTTAATCCCTATTGAATCAAAAAGCGGAGGACTTCATTTATATTTATTTATGAAAGAATTTGTACCTTCCCCTTTGATTGTATCCTTCTTAAGTAATCTTCTACCTTTATTTAATCTTAAACCTGATTGTGAAATCTTTCCAAAGCAAACACAACTAACAAAGGATCCGGAAACAGGGGTTTTAAAACCAGGACAA